TGGACGAGCCTGCCGTGAAGGGGAAAATGTGGGCCAGGTGCAATGCGCCGGGACCGTGCCAGGGATATGCCGTGGGAAACGGTCATTTCCTTCCCTACATTCCGGCGTGGTGTCCACTGATGGGAAAGGAGGAAAAGCATGGGACCGGAGGACAGCGAAGTGGAGGGCCTTGTCCTATACACGGTGGATGGCGAGAAGATAGGGAAGATTCAGAACTTGGCAGAAGTGACCGTATCGGCGGGAAAAGAAATCGCGTCGGTTATGGGTCCCGCAATGGCGGGGCTTTCCATGACAATCAGCGTAAAACCAGCAAAGGGCTGGCGCTGCCGGAGCAGGAAACGCTTTATTAAGCTGCTTATGTCAAAGGGCTACAGCCGTAACTACGCGGTTCGATTCGCGGCGCGGGCAAGAAGGGTCGGAATACCGTATCAGGATATATGGCGGACGTGGTTCATTTGGGAGTGAGCGCCTATGAAAATCGGTTTGATTGACGTGGATTCGCATAACTTTCCCAACTTGGCGCTGATGAAACTGTCCGCATGGCACAAGGCACAGGGCGACACGGTGGAGTGGTGGTGGGGATTCGGGGAGTACGACCGCGTGTATATGAGCAAGGTCTTTGACGCTACATATTCCCCGGATATCCCGGAACCGCTGAACGCCCGCGAGATCATCAAGGGCGGGACCGGCTACGGCCTGGACAACCGCCTGCCGGACAACGTGGAGCACATCTACCCAGACTACTCCCTATACCCGGAATTGACCCGCGATACCGCCTATGGGTTCCTGACGCGGGGATGCCCGCGCAGGTGCTCCTTCTGCATCGTGGCGGGGAAAGAGGGCCTCGCCTCCCGGAAGGTTGCCGATCTGTCCGAGTGGTGGCGGGGACAGAAGAACATCAAACTGCTGGACCCTAACCTGCTGGCCTGCCGGGAACACATGGACCTGCTGGGACAGATTGCGGAGAGCGGCGCGTGGGTGGACTTCACACAAGGGCTGGATTGTCGCCTGCTGACAGCGGAAAACATAGCTGTAATTAACACGATCAAGCTGAAAGAAATACATTTTGCCTGGGATTATATGTCAGAGAGTGGGGCGGTTGTACGTGGGCTGCGGAAGTACGCGACCTACGGGAAGAAGAACCGGCACGGCCAGTACGCGACGGTCTACTGCCTAACCAACTACGACACCACCATGAAGGAAAATCTGTACCGGATTTATACCTTGCGCGATATGGGCTATGACCCCTACGTGATGATCTACGACAAGCCAAACGCGCCGCGAGAAATCCGGCTACTGCAAAGGTGGTGCAACAACCGCCTGATCTTCCGGGCGGAGCCGGACTTTACTAAATTTGACCCGAAGCGGGGGTAAGGAGATGATTAAGGTGGAGCATTTGGGTGACATTACGAAGCTGAACGGGTATGAATTACCTACCGTGGATGTGGTCATTGGTGGTTCACCTTGTTAGCCAGGACCTAAGTGTAGCTGGAAAAAGAGCGGGCCTCGCCGGGGAGCGGAGCGGCCTTTTCATGGAACAAATCAGGATTGTAAAGGAGATGCGGGATGCTGACATTCGAAGAGGGCGGACAGGCCAGCTTGTTCGGCCCCGATACATGGTGTGGGAGAACGTCCCCGGAGCGTTCAGCTCCAACAAAGGAAACGATTTCCGGACCGTCCTCGAAGAGACGATCCGCGTCGCGGAGCCGGACGCGCCCGACGTTCCATTACCTGCAAAGGGAAAGTGGCCGCTGGCTGACTGCTGGATGGGGGACGGCTGGTCCGTCGCCTACCGAGTTTTCGACGCACAGTTTTGGGGAGTGCCCCAGCGCCGCCGTAGAATCGCACTTGTCGCAGATTTTGGAGGACACGCCGCACCCGAAATACTATTTGTCCGCCAAAGCGTGTGCAGGGATTCTGCGGAGGGCGGAGCGCCGGGGGAAGAAACTGCCGCCGGAGCTGGAGGCGGCGCTGGTCCGGAAAGCGCATTTAGAATAGAAGCATATTACAGCACCGGTATGTTATCGGAAAATCCAAAGGCAGGCATTATCCCGGTAAAAAGAGCCTGCACATTGGACTGCAACGGCGGAGCGCCGACATCCCAGCAAGGCGGCGTGTGCATCGTACAGCCGGTTATCTGCGCCGGATTTAAACACAAGGCGGGAGCCAAAGCGGGAAGCGTAGGTTATGATCCGGAAATCGCACCTACTCTATCGGCGGAACAGCAGGCGGCGGTATATGATGCCAGAGGAAACGGAGACGGGAAAACCGTCTGCACATTGACCGGGGACCACCAAGACCGGGTGACGGACTATACAACAATCGCAATGGGGACAGGGCAGGCGCGGGCTGAAATACTGGCGGGAAAATCACCAACACTGAACTGCAACCACGAACAGCCGATTGTTGCTCACTCGCTCAGAGCTAAGGCGAACTGCGCGCATCGGGAAGATATGGAGACATACCCTGTCACAGACGGTATCGTGCGCCGTCTTACCCCTCTGGAATGTGAACGCCTCCAAGGCTACCCGGACGGGTGGACGGACATCGGACCGTGGGAAAAGACCGACAAAAAGGGAAAGACCAGAACCGTGCCGTGCGCCGATTCTCTGCGCTACAAGGCCCTCGGAAATTCTATAGCGCTACCGCCGTGGATGTGGGTGCTGAAACGGCTGTGCGGATGCTACGAGCGGACGGCGACAATGGCGAGCCTCTTTGATGGCATCGGCGGCTTTCCCCTGATATGGGAGAGGCTGAACGGGCCGGGGTCCTGCCTTTGGATCAGCGAGATCGAGGAGTTTCCTATCGCAGTCACGAAGCGTCGCTTTGGAGGCGGAGAGGGCAAGGACGGAGGGAAGTAACGAAGTTGGCTATGAAGAAAATAGTTTGCTTTAGCGGCAGAGGGACAGATTGGATACAGCATTATCAAGGCGGGTTATTTGAAAGATCTTGAACCTCAATTCCATGAAATGCGCGATACTTTCCACATCGTGCCAACGGACAAGACCAACAGTGCCCAATTCTGGAAACAAGTCCGCGAAGCAATGCCGGAGGAACAACTAGTAATCTCGTGTGATTGCAGTTTTTGAAGGAGTGAACGTATGAAACCAATCTGCAAACTGAAGGGCGCGGCGGCAGAGTACGGCGATTACGCCGTGAATATCTACACCGGATGCCCGCATCGCTGTTTTTACTGCCGCGCTCCAAAAATCCTTCACATGGACCGGGAAGTTTTTCAAAGCAGATGTGTGGAGCCGCAGAAAGACATCGTCCAGAAACTGCGGCGGCAGTTGGAACAGGAGCGGATTACCGGAAAGCTCATTCACCTGTGCTTCGCCTGCGACCCCTATCCAACCGGATGCGATACCACGGCCACGCGGGAGGTTATTCAGACGCTGAAGGAGTACGGAAACCATGTCCGGATTTTGACCAGGGGCGACGGGAGCCGGGACCTTGATCTGCTGGACGGCGGGGACTGGTACGGCATAGCCATTTCCTGCCGGAGCTTTGTGGCGCAGGAAGCGGAACCTGGAGCCAAAAACCCTTACCGGCGCATGAGAGGGATGCTTCGGGCAAAACTGCGCGGGATTCACACATGGGCCTCGTTCGATCCGGTCCTTGATCCGGAGTATGTGCTGGACAGCTTAGTGAGCTGGGCGGACATCATCGACAAAGCTGAATTCGGGAAGCTGAAATATCACCCGTCATACATCGACTGGGCGAAGTTTGGACGGGACGCCGAGAAGCTGTGCCGGGACATGGGAATGGACTGCTGTATCAAGCAAAGTCTGCGGAAAGAGATGGAGAAGCTATGAACATAAAGTGCGAACTCTACCATGACAATTTTCAGAACTACAAGCGTTATAACCTCCCACGCAAAGCCCAACTTGTAATTGCTGATATTCCGTACAATATTGGAGTCAACGCATACGGAAGCAATCCAATGTGGTATATCGGAGGGGACCGGAAGAACGGAGAGAGTGAAAAGGCCGGAAAAACGTTCTTCAGCACAGATGTCAATTTCAACATCGAGGAATATTTCCATTTCTGCAACCGTCTCCTGGTAAAGGAACCGAGGGAGCGCGGCAAGGCCCCGGCAATGCTGGTGTTCTGCTCTTTTCAACAGCTGCAAACGGTAATTGCCTGTGGAGAAAAGTATGGATTTCAACATCACATTCCCTTGGTGTTCATCAAAAACTACTCTCCTCAGGTCCTCAAGGCAAACATGAAAATCGTTGGTGCTACAGAGTACGGTTTGCTGCTGTACAAAAAGGAACTGCCAAAATTCCGGAATGAAGGCAAGATGGTTTTCAACTGGTTCATATGGGAGAGGGATGGGCCGAACGTTCCGAAAATCCATCCAAACCAAAAACCGGTGAAAGTACTGAAGCGTCTGATTGAGATATTTACCGATCCCGGCGATGTTGTGATTGACCCTTGTGCCGGAAGCGGATCTACACTGAGGGCGGCTTTCGAGTTGTGCCGGAATAGTTATGGCTTTGAGATATCAAAGCAATTCTGCCGGGAGGCACAAAAGAAAATGCTGGTTGATATGGAGAAACAGGATTCCATAGAAGCAGGGCAAGAAACTTTTTTTGATTTGATGCAATAAACAGAGGAGGCATAAGGAGATGAACACGGAGGAAGCAATTAAAATTTTGAGCGCGTGGGCAAAATGCAAATATAAGCCAACACACGATGCTGCGTGTTTGACAGTAGACGCCATCCGTTCCCAAGCGGAGGCGGAGAAGAACGTAGCCCTAACGCTGGAAGAGCTGCAGGAGATAGACGGGGAGCCGGTGTGGGCCACTCAAATGAACGGTGCGAAGGGCCTCTGGATGTTTGTTGACGCAAAGCACCGGCTTTGCCGGGATGTGTATGGTTGCAGGCTCGCATTCGGGGACTTCGGTAAGACTTGGCTTGCCTACCGACGCAAGCGGGAGGAGGGCCCTCATGCCTAGCGAACAGATCGAAGCCTTCCTGACCTTCCTGCGCGAGAGTGAGCAGCGTTTCCATATAGCGGAGGAACAGGAGGCCAACGCCGTCACGAACGACATCCACCACTCTTTGGAGCTGAAAGAACACAGTGACGTCGAAGTCCTCAAGCTGGCAAAGGAGCTGACCTTGGCCCGCCGCCGGCGCCGCCGGGCGAAGGATGAAATGGACGCGCTGGGTCCGGTCCTGCTGTGGACGGAGGAAAACCGGAGTGTGGTCAAAAGCCTGGAGCGTTTGCTTGATGAAGTTCGCAAAGCAGAGCGCCGGACGGAGAACCGGATTTACGCGCCGCGGACAGAACGTGGAAAGTTGGAGGAACCTTCCAATGGGTAGGCTGATCCGCCTCCTTCTGCCGCTGTTCCTGCTCCTGCTGCTGGCCCTTCCACCGGAGCGGGAGCAGGCGGCGCCGGAACCCGTCCCGGAGCCCGTGCCCGTTGTCCAGGTCATCCCGCATCCGCCGGAGCCTGAGCCGGAAGAGGACAAGCCCGAGGCCCGCGCCGTCGGTGAGTGTACCGTCACCTATTACGACCCGTGCGTCCGGTGCTGCGGCAAGGCCGACGGCATTACCGCCAGCGGGGCAAAGGCGACGCCTTACGAGACCTGCGCGGTTGACCCGGCGGTCATTCCCCTGGGGAGTATCGTCATTGTGGACTTCGGGGATGGCGAGCTCCGGCGATATCGGGCGGAGGATACCGGCGGGGCCGTCAAAGGAAACCATATCGATGTCTGCGTCTCCTCCCATCAGGAGGCGCTGGAGCTGGGCGTCCGCAGGGCGGAAGTTTGGTGGGAGGAAAAGCAAGAAAGGAGAGCTTGTTTTAAGGAGATGGATACACGGTGACTATTACGCAGTATTACGACATGCTAGATCAGACAGCCCTTGATATTGCCGGAGAAAACGAGCGCCGGTCGAAATATTTCATAACACTCTGGTGGGGCTTTGACGGGCTGCGGGAGGGGGAAGATGGAGACTGGCATTGGGTCAGCAGGAGAAAGGAAAAAACGCCAGCCTGGGATACTGGAGCTTTGCGGGCGCCAATCGGCTATGCTGGGGCCCAATCTGCAATTATACCGCACCCAGCATATCTTGCACAGGCTCAAGCTCTTTTGGGGGCGCAAAATACCGTGTGTCTTTTCAATCAACAAATTGATCAGGGCTGCGCAAATAGATTAAGCGGTTTTTGACTCTAAGTTTCTATCTGAATGGTGAGGTCATGGGGAGATCAAGAAAAGATTGGTGGTCCTATGCCAAAAGTATGGCCCGAAAGTATCCAGTCCGGAAGCGGATACCGCTGAATAAGACCGAACAGGCCGAGCAGCACGCGGTGGAGGCAGCCATTGCCGAGACCGCGGCGCTGCCTTCTGGCCAGGATAGGATGCTCATCGTGGAACTGGTGCTCTGGAAGGGTACGCATACGCTGGAGGGGGCGGCGGTGGAAGCACATTGCAGCGGACGGACGGCCCAACGGTATAACGCGGATTTTATCCGTTCTGTTGCCAGAAATTTTCACTGTGAAGGACTTATTTGAAAAAGTTGGCGTAACAGGACCCTACTTTTGTGTTATGATGGCCTCAAAAGAAAGGTGAAATGCCTAATCGGCTTGGAATTTATAATGAGGTGGTGGTTATGGCCGCACGCGGGAAATATGAATACTGGTTAACCGACGACGGACTGACGCTCCTGAAAGGCTGGGCCAGGAACGGCCTGACCGATGAACAGATCGCTCACAATTGCGGAATTACCGCAAAAACACTGTATGAGTGGAAAAATAAATTCAGTGAGATTAGTGAGGCCCTAAAAAAGGGCAAGGAAATTGTTGACATACAAGTTGAAAATGCTTTGCTGAAACGGGCGCTTGGATATTCTTACGACGAAGTTATGGAAGAAGAAAGCGACGACGGTGTAAAGCATCGGGTTACAAAAAAATTTATTCCGCCGGACGTAACAGCACAAATTTTCTGGCTTAAGAACCGCAGACCTATCCAATGGAGAGACAAGCCGACTTATGATGCCGATAAAGATACGCTCCAAAAGTTAGACGCTTTGCTTGGAGATTTCAAAAATGCTGTTAAGCAAGAAGCAGATTGAATACGTAAACTGCGCTAACAGGCGGTGGAATTTCAAAGGCGGAGCGACACGTTCTGGCAAAACTTATCTTGATTTTCGTTGGATGATTCCAATGAGAATCAGAGAAAGGGTCGGAAAAGACGGACTGACTGTATTTCTTGGCGTTACAAAATCAACAATAGAGCGAAATGTATTGGAGCCTATGCGGTGCCTTTACGGGGATTCTCTTGTTGGAACGATTTCCAGCGACAATACCGTTAAGCTGTTTGGGGAAAAATGTTACGCGCTGGGGGCTGAAAAGGTTTCACAGGTGTCAAAGCTCCGAGGAGCTTCCTTCAAGTACTGCTATGGTGATGAAGTAGCTGATTGGTCAGAAGATGTATTCGAGCTGCTGAAAAGCCGCCTGGATAAGGAGTATTCCTGCTTTGACGGAACATTTAATCCACAATACCCTCAGCATTGGCTTAAAAAGTTTCTGGATGGAGAATCCGATATCTTCAGCCAGACTTACACGATAGATGACAACCCGTTTCTTCCGGAGTCGGTTAGGCGAGAGATAAAACGAGACTACGAAGGAACCATATATTACGGCCGCTATATTTTGGGCCTGTGGGTGGCGGCGGAGGGCCTTGTCTATAAGGACTTTGCCAACAACACGGACAAGTACCTGATTGATGATCCGCTGAAATGGGCGGAAGAGCATAAAGAGCGGTTCCCGTATCATGATAGGCGTGGACTTCGGCGGAACGGGTTCGGCAACCAAATTTCAGGCCACAGGCATTACAGCAACTGCGAAAGTGGCTGCGCTGGATGAAGAGTACATCAAGGGCGAAATCGACCCGGACAGTCTCAACAAGCGGTTCTCCGCTTTTGTTAAGAACGTCGAGGCGGTATACGGATACAGCCAGACACGGGCCGACAGCGCCGAGCAAATCCTGATCCGAGGCCTTTTCCACACCGTTCAGAGGGACAACCTGGGGACGCAGGTCAAGAACGCGCTGAAGCTGCCCATCAATGACCGGATACGGCTGGAACTGCTTCTAATGAAACAGGGGCGGCTGCTGGTATCCCGGAACTGCCCGCACCTGATAGAGGCATTCCAGACGGCGGTTTACGACAGCACGAAGTTTGAGGATGTGCGGCTGGACGATGGGACAAGCGATATTGACAGTTTAGATGCGTATGAATACAGCATAGAGCCGTGGTACAAGCAGCTTGAGGCGGCGGGATTCCGCAAGTAAGGGCGTGATACATTGAGCATCATTTCAATATTGCAGGACAAGGGCTTTGACACGCTCCCGGAGAGCTTTTATACACAAATCAGCACGTGGAAAAGCTGGTATGACGGGAATGTGAAGAACTTCCATAATTTCAAGGTTTTCAACGGCCAGAAGCATGTGGAGTGCCGCCGCTATACAATGGGCATGGGCAAGAAGGTGGCGGAGGATTGGGCGAATCTATTGCTCAATGAAAAAGTAAAAATCACCCTGGAGGGACAGAAGGAACAGGCGTTCTTCAATGAGGTCTGCAAGGCCAACAATTTCCTTGTCAAGGGAAACGAAATGCAGGAAATGAAGGCCGGACTGGGCACAGTGGCTTATGTGGCCCGTGTGACCGGCGCGACCGTTAAAGAAGACGGCTCTGTACAGGGAGACGGCAAGATCAAGCTGGACTATGTGACGGCCCCCAACATCTTCCCGCTGTCCTGGGAAAACGGGATTGTGGAAGAGTGCGCGTTTTCCGGCGCCTATATAAAGAAAGGTAAGAAATACGCTTACATACAAATCCACCACAGGAATGATGGCGGGTTGTACGTCATTGAGAACAGCATCTATGAGGACAACGGCGGGGCGTTGAGTAAGGTCAATCTCGAAGAAGTACCCGGATTTGAGAACGTGCCGCCGCTTGTGAAGACCGGAAGCGATAAGCCGCTGTTTGTAATCGACCGGCTGAACATCGCAAATAATGTGGACAATACATGCCCTATGGGCATTCCCGCCTTTGCCAATGCAATCGACCAGCTGAAGGGCGTGGACATTGCCTATGACAGCTACATCAATGAGTTTGTCATGGGCAAGAAGAGGGTTATGGTAAAGCCTGGAGCGACAAAGAATGAAGGCGGGGACCCAATTTATGATCCCAATGACCTCGTTTTTTATGTCCTTCCAGAGGATGTAACAGACAATAGCATAATCCAGCCCATTGACATGGCATTGAGGACGGCGGAGCACAACGCAGGGTTGCAGGATATGTTAAACGCCCTGTCCAGCAAATGCGGGTTTGGGGAAAATCATTACCGCTTTGACAACGGGGCAGTTTCCACCGCCACGCAGGTTATCAGCGAAAATTCCTCCATGTTCCGGACAGTTAAAAAACATGAAATTGTGCTGGAAAGTGTGCTGACCGACCTTTGCAGAATCATTCTCCGTTTGGGAAACAGCGTCATGGGCATGGGGCTCAATGAAGATGTTGAAATCTCCATCGATTTCGATGACAGCATCATAGAGGACCGTACGCAGGAAGAGAACCGCATTTACATGATGCTCAATGCCGGGTTGATGAAGCACGAGGAGGCCCGCTCCATGCTGATGAATGAGGACATCGAGACGGCCCGGTCAGCGTTACCGGGGATGGAAGAGCTGACGGACGAGGAACAGGATGAGGTGGAATGATGCGTTTAATTGATGCAGAAAATCTATTAAAAGATTATGCTTTTATAAAAGAAGAAGAGGAAGAAAATTCTATTCTTACTCCAGATGTGAAATCTTTTTATAGAGAGAGCGTAGAAGATACTGACGTAGCTCCGACAATAAAAGTTGCATTGGTAGAGCAGACCGAAAAAGGGTACGAAATCATTAAGGTGCTGGAATGAGCGTGAGATACCCGTTCACACCTGAACTCCTCGACGCCCTCCCGGAAGAGCTTGCGGAGCTATACCGGGGCCTGGAGGATACCCTTCTTCAGGAAATATGTTCCCGGCTGAACCTTGCCGGAGAGCTGAACGAAGTCACGGTACAGGCAATCCGCGCGCTGCGTTCCCATGGGATACCGCTGGAGGACATCAAAAAGGCTATAGCAAAGGCCACAAACACCAGCACGGAAACGCTTGACAAGCTATTCGACGATGTTGTGGAGCGCAACCAATGGTACTATACAGAGGTTATCAACCTCGCCCATGTGACCATGCCTGAAACGCTGGTTGATGCCGCCGCAGTTGCGGCAATCCGCAAGCAGACACGAGACGAACTGCGAAATGTCACCCGGTCTATGGGTTTCCTTGTAAACAATGGCAAGACCATGCTGCCGCCTGCAAAGGCTTATCAATGGGCGCTTGACCAGGCAGTTATGCAAATACAAAGCGGGGCGATCAGCTACAATCAGGCCATTGCCAGCGCTGTCAGGGAACTGGCAGGCGGCGGGTTGAAACGGGTGGACTATGAGAGCGGCCATGTAGACCATATCGACGTGGCCGCCCGCAGAGCCGTTATGACCGGCGTGAATCAGATTAACCAGAAGTACCGGGAGCAGTCCATGGACTACCTAGAAACGGATTTGGTAGAGACAACGGCGCATTCAGGTGCGAGGAACACCGGGAGCGGTTACTTTAACCACCAGTTATGGCAAGGGAAAATTTATAGGTGGAGGCGCTAAAAAATGCGTGATGTTTTGTTCCGTGGGAAGATGTTGTCCAACGGGGAATGGGTATGCGGCTCTTTAGTAAAAATGGGGCCTGCTGGATTTATGCATTATTTTATTCTTCCGGACTATGCAAGTGCGTTTTACTCTATTGAGGTTGATCCCTCCACCGTTGGCCAATACACCGGCCTGACCGACAAGAACGGCGTGAAGATTTTCGATGGAGACCGTGTGCGCGTTCCGATGTACAAATCTGGTTTGCGTAATCCAATTTTAATGGATGGTACTGTGGAATTGCTAAATGGTGCGTTTTCTGTTCGTTGGGACGATAAAGAATACGGCAGGCATTTCCTTGGTTATTTAGATGAAATTGAGGTCATTTTCAACATCCACGACAACCCGGAACTGATTGCGAGGTGATTTAATGGCAGTTTATCCTGATTTTATAGAAGCCTGTGGCTATGGACAAGGCGGCGGAATCGGCGGGTGGAACTGTCGATAGCGACACAGCTTCTACGCCTTCGTTGACGGCATCATGGAGCCGACCTACGCGCAGAAACAGCTTGACGAAATCGACCCGCCGCCGTTTGAGTATCAGGGAAAGCAGTACGACGCATATCAGGCCACGCAGCAGCAGCGAAAAATAGAGCGCAGCATCCGAAAACAAAAGCGCCTGCAAGCGTCTTTCAAGGCGGCAGGGCTGGAGGATGATGCCAGGGCCGCAGGGTCAAAGCTGCGGGCGCTGAATAAGGAGTACAGGCAGTTCAGCGCGGCGGCGGGCCTGCCGGAACAGAGGGAGAGGACAAAGGTGCTGTATACATGAATTCTGACTGGAAAGAAAAGCTTATGCAGGAAGCAAGAGAGTGTGCGCTAAACCCTCCGTCTTGGTATCGATGTCCTTACTGTAAAAAAGCACTATTCCCAATCAAACCAAACACAGAAGTGCGGCATTTACCATTCAGGTGCAAAGCTTGTAAGCATGACATAGATGTAAATATTTGAGAGCCAAGAGCCTGAGAGCCAAGAGCCATTATCTACCGTGATTTTACGGCGGATAGTGGTTCTTTGTTTTGCCGCGAGGCGTAAAACCAGAGCCGCCGGGCTGTAAACGAGAGGAGAACTATTATGAGCGAACCTGTCAGCAATCAGAACCCCGCACCGAAACCGGCCCCTGCGCCGGAGTCTGCCCCTGAGAAGACCTTCACTCAGGCGGAGGTGGATTCCATCGTTGGAAAACGGCTTGCAAAAGCCATGAAGGGCATGCCCGCAGAAGAGGAATTGACCGCCTTCCGGGCATGGAAAGAGAGCCAGCAGACCGAGAAAGAGCGCTGGGATACGCTGACCAAAGAGCGGGATGCCGCCAGGACCGATCTGACCGCCGCACAGACGGAGCTGGAACAGTTCCGGCGGGAGAAGTTCCTTCTGGGCAAGGGCGTTTCCGCTGACGACGTGGATTACTACGCTTTCAAGATTGGCAAGCTGGTGACCGACACCGTGGACTTTGAGAAAGCCGCAGAGACGTTTTTTAAGGACCACAAACCGCCTAAAGAACAGGGCGTTATGCGGGTGGACCTGGGCGCACCTCTGGGCGGGACCGTAAAGCCCATGACCAAAGAGGACATTTTTAAGCGAGATGAAAAAGGCCGCTATATTCTTTCCACCGCGGAGCGGCAAAAGGCGATTACCGAACATCATGAACTATTTGAACCGTAAAAAAGGAGAAATTATATGCCTGCAAAAGAAAATGTAACCACATCCGCACAATTTACCACCAGCGCCAGAGAAATTGATTTTGTTACCCGCTTCGGTAACAACTGGGATGCGCTGCGAAACATTATGGGAATTATGCGCCCTATCCGAAAGGAACCCGGCACAAGACTGGTATCTTATAAGGCCAGCGTCGATGGAGAACTTCAAGGGGGTTCCACTGTGGCTGAAGGAGAGGAAATTCCCTTCACGAAAATGAAGGTGGAGCCGGTTTCTTACTCCGACATTAAAGTGGCAAAATACGCCAAATCCGTCACCCTCGAGTCGGTGGCAAAGTACGGCGCGGACGTGGCGGTGGAGAAAACCGACGACGCTTTCCTTGTGGCGCTTCAGAACAAGGTTTTGGCGGATTTCTATACCTTCCTGAACACCGGTTCTTTGACCAGCGCCGAGCCCACATGGCAGCGTGCCCTTGCAATGGCAAAGGGAAATGTGCTGGACAAATTTGCCGGGATGGACAAAGACGTATCAGAGGTCGTTGGCTTTGCCAATATTCTGGACGCCTACAATTATTTGGGCGACAAGGAAATCACTGTTCAGACCGCTTTCGGACTGAACTATATGGAAAACTTTCTTGGCTACCGTACGCTGTTTCTGCTGCCCGCCAAGTATATCGCGCAGAAAAAAGTAATTGCTCTGCCTGTGGAAAACATCGACCTGTACTATATCGACCCAGCCGACAGCCAGTTTGCGAAGTTGGGCTTGAAGTACACTGTGCAGGGCGAGACAAACCTTATCGGAGTCCACGCAGAAGGCGACTACAGCCGCGCTACCGGCGACATGTACGCTATCATGGGTATGAAGCTATGGGCAGAGTATTTGGACGGCATCGCCGTTGTGACTGTCGGCTCCGCGGGGGGTTGACCGGGCTGTCCGCGCCTAGCCCCGGCGAAACCGGGGAGGCCAGCCCGGTAAAAAGGGCATCGAGAAGCCGCAGAAAGGCGGTGGAAGCGTGATTTACGCAGACTACAGCTACTACAAAGACACCTACATGGGCAATGCCATAGCGGAGGAGGAATATCCCCGCATGGCTACCCGTGCGGGGCAGTATCTGGACTATATCACAATGGGCCTGTCAAAGAAAAACGCGGATTTGGAGGCGGTAAAAATGTGCGCCTGTGCGTTGGCGGAGAACTATCAGAGCATCGAGGCGGCGGAGAAGCTGTCTTTGCGGAGCCTCCAGGCCGGTACGGCGGACACAGCGGAGGTCCAGAGCGAGACGGTGGGCAGCTGGTCCCGGTCTTACCGCTCCGGCGGTGACAGCGCACAGGGCGCCGCACAGGCGGCGAGGGAAGGGCGCTCCCTGCTGCTGGACACGGCAAGGATGTACCTGGCAAATACGGGTCTGCTGTACCGGGGGAGGCGGTGTTGAATGTGAAAATCAACGTTTTAGGCGCTGAATACACCATTATGCACAGCCACGGACCTGAAGACACAAGACTGGAAGATATTGACGGCCTTTGTGATGAAACTACACACGAAATCGTAGTAGAAACTTACGCTGGAGAAGACGGCAAACCTTCTTCAAAGGCAAATTTGGATGTCCAGCGTAAAAAAGTCCTGCGGCATGAGATCGTTCATGCGTTTCTTTTCGAGAGCGGTCTTTCTGAAAACAGCGACTGGGCACAAAACGAGGAACTGGTGGACTGGATTGCTATGCAGGGCCCGAAATTCTACAAAGCATGGCAGAAAGCGGGTGCGCTATGAGCATGTTCCCACACACCGTCACCGTGTATCTCACAGGCGATGAAGATCCCGTTACATTTGAAAGCGTGACTCACATCACCGTCCTGCGGGGCGTGTTTTACGATTCCTGCAAGGCCGTCAACGTCCGGGAGAGCGGCTTGACCAACGCCGACAGCGTAAACCTTATCATTCCCTTCAGCGTGGAGGCTGTGGACGGCGAGACGGGGGAGCCGCAAACGTACCTTCCGCCGAAGGAGTACGAAACGGCGATGGACAAGGCCAAGCATTGGACGATCCGGACGGATAACTGCTTCTTTGTCAAGGGCGAGGTCGTGCGGCCCGGCCGGACGTTCAAGGAGATCAACGCCGCTTTTGATTACGTCCACAATGTAACCACCGTCGACGAAAAAGACTTCGGGAACCTGAAGCATTGGGAAGTCGGGGGGGCGTGATGTGAAAGTCAACGTCAAGAGCAACATTGACCTCAATGTGATTTTGCGGCGGTTTCATAAGGCCGATCTTGTGCTTACCATACAGGCCATGAAGGATACAAATCCGTTTGTTCCATTCAGAACGGGTTCTCTGTCCAACAGAGCGCAAGCGGGAGAGCACCTTGCCTCAGAGGCAAAAGAAGCGACGCAGAAAGCGGTTGACGCCGGGAAAGCCGTGATTATTTATCCGGGCCCATATGCGCACTACCTTTACGAGGGAAAGCTTTACGTCGACCCGGAGACGGGAAGTTCATGGGCCGGAAAAGGCAAGCATAAGACGATCACGGACAAGAATCTTGTGTTTTCAAAAACTACCGGGCATGAGAATGCGCAGGCCCACTGGTTTGAGGCTTCAAAAGCTGTGAATATGGGAAAGTGGAAGCGAGTTTATGGAAAGGCGCTGGACCGTGAGAAATAATGAAAACAAACCGCTGTCTTATGTTTCATCCGCCGAACAGGAGCAGGTGAGCCGCGGCCTTC